GCAAGGGATGATCTTACTTCTGAAATAGATGACTTTATAGATTTAACAGAAGCAGACTTCAATCGTAGATTAAGAATTAGACCTATGGAAACAGTAGATGCTTCTTTTACTATTGATTCAGCTACAGAATCATTGCCTACTGGTTTTCTTAAAGTAAGAAGTTTTATTTTAACCAGTTCTGATCCTGATAGATCGTTAGTATTGATGACACCGTTCCATCAATCAGAAACTGTAGGTTCAGACACCTCTGGACAACCAAGAGGTTATTCTATTGAGGGAACAAGTTTTAGATTTAGTCCAGTTCCTGATGGAACTTACACAGCACGATTAACTTATTACAAAGCATTTGATGCAATAGATTCAACTACAACAACTAATCATATTATAACCAACTATCCTGATATTTATTTATTTGGTGCTTTATATTTTGGATCTACATTTTTAAGAGGAATGGATCCACAAACAGTTGCACAATTTAAAAGTCAGTATGAGGCTGCATTACAACAAGCAGAAATTGCTGATGATAAAGACAAATACAACGGTTCACCGCTTGTTCAAAGATCGGGAATTAATATTAACAATTTTGACAACGTAAACTAATGCAAGTACCTTTTGGAGAATGGCTACCAGACCTACCAGATCATGTAAATCCTGGCACAACAGAAGCTAAGAATGTATTTCCTGCTGCTAACAGTTATAGACCTTTTCAAGATATAACTGCTACATCAAGTAATGCTCTAACAGCGAAATGTCAAGGAGCAAGGGCTTTTAAATCTGATAGTGGTGCAGTTAGTATATTTGCTGGTGATGCAACCAAGCTCTATAAACTAACAACCAATGCTTTCGTTGATGAAAGCGGTGGCACAACATTTAGTTTCTCAGAAGATTTCCATTGGGATTTCATAAGATTTGGTGAAGTCGTTATTGCTTTTAATGGCGATGATGCTGCACAAGCATGGACATTAGATTCATCATCTGACTTTGCTGCACTAGGTGGTTCACCACCAGTATTCAGACACGCTGCTGTTGTAGGTAATTTTGTAGTAACAGGCTATCAACCTACTGCACAAAACAAAGTACAATGGTCTGCTGTTAATAGTGCGACAAGTTGGACAGCAGGTACTAATCAATCTGATTCAGAAACTTTACCTGAAGGTGGAGTTATCACAGGAGTTACTGGTGGACAGTATGGATTAATATTCCAAGAGAGTAGAATCACTCGTATGGACTATCGTGGTGGTAATGTTATATTTTCATTTAGAAGAATAGAAGATAACAGAGGAGCCGTACAAGGTAAGAATGTAATACAAGTTGGTAATCTTGTTTACTTTTTATCTGAAGATGGTTTTTATGTTACTGATGGTTCTAGTGCAAAACCTATTGGTGCAAACAAAGTAGACCGTTTCTTTTACAATGATTTAAAATCAGCATTAAGGTCAAGAGTTAGAGCATCCTACGACCATGAAAACAAATTAGTGATGTGGTCTTACCCCTCTGCTACAGGAACAAACTCAGGCACACAAAATGATAAGATATTAATTTATCACATTGCTAGTCAGCGTTGGTCATTGGTTGAAATAGACCATGAAATTATTATAGATTACCTATCACCTGGTTACACTTTAGAAGAATTAGATGACTACCCATCATCAGGCACAGATGATTTAGATGCTATTACTGTATCACTCGATAGTCCTCTATTTATGGGTGGACTTAGAACTGTTGGTGTATTTGACACTGACCATACATTAGGATCATTTGGTGGTGATACTTTAAAAGCAGAAATTGGAACTGCTGAAACAGAAATATTCCCACAAAGTAGATCTTTGGTTACTCACGTTAGACCTATTGTTGATACATCATCTGCTACAGGTTCGCTAAGTTTTAGAAACAGAGTTGCTGATACTGCATCAACAACTGCTGAGAGTGCAATGCACACCACAGGAACCATACCATTCCACAAAAGTGCAAGATATTTTAAATTCAATTTACAAGTTCCTGCATCTACCACATGGACAGATGCACAAGGAATAGACATAGAAGCAATTAAAGAAGGATATAGATAATGGCTGTTTACAATCAAAATAACTTACCAGGAACAATAATGACAGGTAGTGGTATGTATTATCCTCAAGCAAATGTGGGTGACACAATACCAAATTTTAATCAACCTTTGAATGAGTTTGCAGTAAACGACTCTACATTTTTAGATGAATTACAAGCACAAACTGGTTTACTTGGTAGTCAGATCCGTCAAGCCAATCCTCACGCTACATATACACCTACATCAGAAAGAACTATTCAAGGTTTTTCTGGTTCAGTAGCACAAAACTATTTTGATCCAGCAACTAACCAATTTATGATGCCAGGTTTAGGTCAAAGTTTACACGGTGGTACTCAATATACAGGCACTGGAACTTATACTCCTGGTGCTTTTGGTGAATATTATGGTAATCAATTACCTACAGGTGGATTAATTACTAATCCTATAACTGGCACTCCAGTAGGAGGTGGCGGTGGTCGTGATAGCGGAATAGGTGATTCTCCGTATGGTTATGAAAAATTTGGAAACACTTGGTATAAAATTAATCGTATAACTGGTGAAGTTACACAAGAAGATCCTACAGTACCTGGATTAATAGGAATGGCTATAGATATGATGCCCGATCAAAATATTGCAAATACATTAGACCGTATCGGAAGGCAATACGGATCAGAAGTTAGAGATAAAGTTACAAGAGGATTAATAGCTCATCCTGATTTTCAACCAAATCCTCATACTGATGTTTCATTTAGTAGTCAACCATCAGCTTTAGGATATAGTCTACACAGTGGTCAACAATATAGTGGACAAGATGCTACTACTGGTGGACAAGATGCTACTACCGGTGGTTTTGATCCAAGTACACAAGTTGGTTATGATTCAGATGGAGATGGTATAGCTGATACTGCTGTAACATTTGGACCTGAGAATCAACCTGTAACTTGGGGTGGAGGACAAGTTGGTGATAATAATACACCTAGTAGCGGTCCATCGGCAGACGATGCTTCTTTAGGTAAAGATCAACCTGGTCTTGGAACGCCTAGTAAGAACGGTGGCAAAAAGAACGGTGGCAAAAAGAACGGTAAGAATGGTAGGAACGGTAATGGACCAGGAAAAGGTGGACCAGTAGGCGGTCCAGGACACGCTGGAGGACACCACTTTTAATGGCTAATATAAGAAATTTAGAATACGTTTATAACTATCCTGCCTATACATGGGAAGGTATATTATTATCAACTTATGAATACCAACTTGTATCGGAAGATATTACAAATCAATTAGTGCGTTATCACAACACAGAAAATCAGGAGGTAGCAGCATGGTTTCTAGCTTAGAATGTAAACACTGTGAACATAATTGTCACTGCGGAAATAGCGGTCAATGTGTTATTGAAGATTGCGACTGCATAAATTGCGAACACAATGCACTAGATGAATTTTGGAAAAATACGGTAGAAGATGGCACACACATACAAAAATAGTAAAGTAGATTTATCATCAACTAATGATACTGTTTTATATACAGTACCTGCAGTTACAACAAGTATTGTAAAATCTATATTAGTATCTAATGATGATGCAAGTAATGCTTGTGAGATAACAGTTACTTTACTTAATACAGGTAATACAGTATTTAGTTTATTCAAGCAAAAAGATATAAGTGCTAAAACAACTACAGAATTATTAAGTAATCCATTAGTAATGAACACAGATGAAGAATTAAAAGTACAAGCAGAAAATGCTAATGATCTTCATGTTGTAGTTAGCTATTTAGAAATTACATGATTGGTGTAGTACAGATACCGAAAGAAAATATTGAAACAGTTTGGAACTTAGTAGACGATTCCATTACTAAAGCTCTTGAGTTTTCAGGGCATCACTTTAATACATCTGATATTAATGATGCGTGCTTGAGTGGCGATAACCAGTTATGGTTAGTATGGGATGAAGATGCTGAAGATAAATTAAGAGGCGTTGTGGTAACTCGTATTATCATAAGACCTAATTCAAAGGTTGCAAATATATTTATCTGTACAGGAAAACAAAGAAAACTTTGGCAAGATAGATTGCACGATATTGAAAAATGGGCTAAAGATAACAAGTGTACGCACTGTGAAACTTATGCCAGACCAGGATGGTCGAAATTATTAAAACAAAAGGGGTATAAAATGACCCATTATTTACTAGAAAAGAAATTGGAGGAATAAGTATGTCAAGTGGCGGAGGAGATCAAACTACCACCCAAAGAACTGAGCCATACGCACCAGCAGAGCCTTTTTTAAAGGACATACTGGGCGAAGCTCAAAACATTTATAGAAGTGGTATAGGTAGACAATTTTATCCAGGCAGTACCGTAGTACCGTTTGCATCACAAACTCAATCTGCATTAGATTTAGGACAAGCGGCAGCACTAGAACAAGCTGGACCATCGCAATTAATGAATCAAGCAGCATCTACGATTGGCGGTTTCGCTGGTGGTGCTGGACAGAATCAATACTTACAAGGCATACGAGAAGGCATTACATCTGATGTTATGGGTAATGTTGCTACACAATTTGGTGGCATGGGAAGAACTGGAACAAGCCCTCAAGCACAACAAGCTGCTGCTAGAGGCATTACTCAAGCCTACGCACCGATTGCTTCACAATTAAGCCAACAAGAAAGATCAAGACAATTAGCTGCTGCTGGACAACTTCCATCACTACAGCAACAAATGGATGCAAGACGTTTTGGAGGTATTGGACAGTTAAGAGGTGTTGGTGGTGCTTATGAAAACTTAGCACAAAGACAATTACAAGATCAAATCGCAAGATTCCAATTTGGACAACAAGCACCAGGACAAGCATTACGAGACTACGCAGGATTAATTTCACCTATAGGTAGTGGATTTCCAACACAATACGCTACTGGACCAGGTCAAGAATCTGGTGGATTAGGTGGTGCATTTGGTGGAGGTGTTGCTGGTTCTGCTCTATATCCTTTCATGGGTCCCGCTGGTCCTATTGCAGGTGCAATAATGGGCGGAATGGGATGGTTATAGGAGGTAATTATGGCATATTTTAACAACCCACTTACTAAGCCACAAGGTTTCTTTTCATCTCAACCAGGAGGTTTATTTGGACCATCTGAACGAGGAGGTTTTGAAGGTTTCCTAAGTGATCCAAGATTAAGTATAGGTATGGCTATTGCACAAGGAGAACCTATAGGTAAAGCCTTACTAGGCGGTGCTATACAAGCAAAAGAAATTGAAACAGCAATGTTTCCTGAAGCAGATGAAGTAAAACCATTTACTGCTTATGATTCTGTTTTACAAAAAAATGTTTTAGTTACTCCCTCTATGTATGCAACAGATCCAGAAAGATATACCCCTGAACAAAAACCAAGCACAGATACAAAAAAAGTACAAATAGCCGATCCTAATGATCCTAATTATAATAATGAGGTTTATGTAAATGTTTCAAAATTGAATGATACTTATGATGATAATGGAATACAAAAATTAAAATATATTGCTGCAGATTCAACAACTGCTGGTACGCCTTTTTATGCGTATAACAAATTAGATAAAAAAATAGAACTAATAAAACCAGAATTAGCAATCTCAAATCCAGGACAATATATAAAAGTTTCTCAAAAATACGCAGATGCGTATGCTATGGATCCAGATGGTGTATTTACACAAGAAGAGTTTCGTTCAGTTGGTGATCCTATGGTAGTATATGATACAAGAACCAACAAATTAATTGACAATATGACCACTGCTGAATTTAATTTTAGAAAACAACAAGGTCAACAAAATCCAAATGGTCCTTACGGAAAATATGCAGACGGTACTTATGCAATTACTAAAAGCGGTGTTGGACAAGATGATGTTTTGTCTAATAAATTAGCTGGTAACATTGGTGAAGCAAGAGAAAATATTGAAAAACAAATAACAAATACAAGAGTTTTAGTTGACAAAGTAAGCAGATTAGCTGAACATATTGCAGAAAACCCAGAGTCAGCAGTGGTTGGAATTGGTCCAATAACAACATTTATAGAGGGAACTAAAAGTTTATTAGAAACTTTAGATTTAACAAGTGACGAAACTTTTAATGCTTTTCTAAATAATCCAGATAATGCAGTCTCAAGAGATAGTGGATATGATTGGGCTGAGGAAATTTCAAGAGTTTCTACAGGCTATCAAGTAAGAGAATCACAAATTAAAGATTTAGCATATATTTTTGCAGCAGCAAGAGGTCAGGAAGGCAGAGGATTATCTGATAAAGACTGGAAAAATGCTTTGCAAATAGTTAGTGGTGGTGTAAATGCAGAACAAAAACTTGCAGTTATGCAAAGCGTTGTAAATGGAGTTAGAAAAGAATTAAAAGCTAAAATAGAAACCATATATCAATTAGGAAAACTTGACCCAGAATATGATGAAGGCACTTTGACATATTATAATAATATTTTACAAAAATTAGATATACTTGTGCCTGATTTACCTGATTTATCTATTACTAGTAATCAACCGTTAGGTAGTACATCTCCTACAGGAATTCCTCTATCACCTAATTTACAACACAATATTTCACAGCAAACACAAACTATAAACCCATCAGATTATTTTAATTAAGGCAAAATTATGGCAGATACTATACTTAAAAAAGTTCAAGGTTCATCGTACCACGAATTATTAGAAGATTATGAGCAGGGCAAAAACAATTTAGACCGTGCTTATCAAGTTGCAAATACAACTGGTAATTTTTCTGAAGTTTTTGACCTACTTTATTCTATGACAGAATTAAAGAAAAGAATAGAAAAAACGTCATTAATCCAAGAAAAGATAGCAAAAACTAGATACGCAAGTATAGAGAAATACAAAAATAAATATGCTTCTTGGCAAGATTATATGTATTCTGATGATTTTCAAAATTCAGTTAATCCGTCAAGAACAGTTTACACTCTAAATCCAGACTCTAGTTTAGGTAAAGCAGTTGATTTTATAGGAGATACAGCAACATCTGCCATACAAGGATATGCTGTTAAAGGTCCAACTATGATAGCTTCTTTACCACGTTTGGCAGAGGACCTTATAGGTATGGGTTATAATAAAATGCACGGTATGTTGGGAATGGAACCACCAGAGCAATCAGTGCCACTAGGAATTAAAGGTGTAGACGGAGAAGTTGTTCCTAGATATTCAACATCACCTCTTGATCCTAATTATTCAGAACGAGTAGCAGAAGGTAAATTGTTTCCTAATTACGAACAAATACAAAGGTTTATGTCACAAAATGTTCCAGGAGCTAAAGAAGCCTACGGATTTGAACCTGGTTCAAGAGTAGGGGAATATGCACAAACCATTGGGTCTTTTGCTACTCCATTAGGTATTTTGGGCATACCTAGCAAAGCACAAGTAGGTACAGCAGCACTTGCTGGTACTACTTATGAGGCTGTAGAGCCTCATACGGACAATCCTTTGTATGCAGTTGGTGCATCTTTAGCTGCAGTTATTGCTGGTAATTGGGCTGTAGGTACACAAAGAGCAGCTAAGATTGCTAAAAACAGTTTAAAAAACATTTCTAAAGAAGAAATTCTTGTGGCAATGGAAATAGAAAAAATGGCTAATAAACTAAATATTCCAATTACAGCAAATGAACTTTTAGACTCAAGATTATTAGATGATGTTTTTAAATTAACAGCACATTCTGATAAAAAAGCAGGTATAAACTTAGAAGCGTATCTAAAGAACAGACCTGAAGCATTTCATCGAGTTGCTAATGATTTATTAGATAATATTTTAAAAGATAAAGATTTAGCAAAAAAATTAAATTACCAGGATATAAGCAAAATGCTTATTGAAACTCAAAAAAGAATTAAAAATAAAAGAACTTTAGAAGCACAGCAGGCAGGATATAATTTAGGCGATGATGTTCTTATTAATAAAGATTTAATTGATGATGTAATAAGAAAAATAGATTTAGAATTAAGTGCTGGCGGACAAAATCCAGCTAAAGTTAAATTACTCAATGATTTTAAAAAATCATTACACGCTGGAGATGGTTCCGTTTTAACACGCACAGGCGATTTAACTGAGGTTTATAAAATTTATCGTGATCTTTTAAACGCAAGAGGCGATAAAGCATTAGATTCTGTTTTATCAAATCTTTTAAGCAACTCTAACACTAAAGAAGGAATTTGGGATGCTTTAAACAAGGCTTTAAAAACAAATAAACAATGGGTTGCTGGAAACAGAAGATTTGAAGAAATGTCGAAATTAGTAGACGAGTCATTTGCTTATTTAAAATTTACTGACGATACAATAGACATGGGGCAAATTAAAAAATTAATATTTGATACAGACAATGTAAATGTCAAAGATATTCAAAACTTCGCTGCACTTCTCCGAACAAATGTAAAAAATAATAAAAATTTAGTTGAAAATATAGGAACTGGAAATAAAACCTTACCTTATGTAAATTTTGAAGATCCGTTTAGCACTTTTGTAGATTTATATATGCGTAACTTGTTTAACAAAACTTTTACACCAATAAGCAAACAATCAAAAGGAAAATTTAAACCAGATGCTGGATTTAATTTTAACAAAGAATTATTTCCTAATGCAGCATCTAGGGAAAATTTTGAAGAAATATTAAGGCAAATTGCATTAGAACAAGGAAAAAATGCAGACGATTTAATTAAAGGCTGGGATAATTTTAGTACAATTGCTGAAAAAACTGGTAAAAGTGTAGGTGGACCAACACTACAAACATCCCCTACTATAGCATCACATTTATTAAGAATTGGTAGTTTTATGTATAGAGTTTCACTTGGAAGATATTTAGATAAATCAGTAGATACTGCTGCATTAGAAACATTTTCTAAAATTTTTACAAGCCCAAATTCTATTGAGGCTTTAGTGCAATTATCAAAACAACCAAACAATATTAAAGCTGTAAATGCTATCGTTGGCGTTACTGCTTACCAACAAGGTACAACAACAAACGCAGATAATTTTATGTCTTTAGAGGAATACAATATTTTATCTGATAAACTTATTAAAGAAAATAACTTAAGGGTTAATAACTAGGAGGAAAACAAAATGGCTGGAACAGGCGTAGGAAAATTTAGTTCAACTGCAGGTAGTAATACTGCCAATATGACGGTGAACTTTGCAGAAAATATGGCACCGAGTAATGTCAATAATGCTGCAAGAGAATTAATGGGACATATGCGAGATATGTACGAACAACTCGGAGATGGATACTTTGAATATGGAGATGGCGATGGTACATATACTGTTGCTAGAGGTGATGCTGATACCATCACTATAACTTCAGCTTCTGATATTTCATCTGTGTATTTTGCAGGAAGGAAAATTAGAATTGTTGATGGTGGTAGTAATACAGTCGAAGGGACCATTGCGTCATCTTCACACTCATCTACAACGCAAACAGTAAACCTTACAGGTATCTCTTTGGCTTCTGGTACTCCTACAAAAGTTGAAATTGGTATAGATACTGCTGCGTTTGGTGGAAAACTAATCTTTGATGATGACGGTGATACATATATGGAAGCACCGACTGACGATACATTAGACATTTATGTAGCAGGTGCAAAAGACTTTGTAATCACAGCCAATGACTTTACTGCTGAAAGTGGATCAGTTATTTCAACTGATACTATTAATGAAACAACTTCTACTTCAGGTGTTACTATTGATAGTTTATTAATTAAAGATAGTGCAGTTGGTGCAGCAGGTACCGCTACTAGTTTAGCTGGTATTCCACACTTAACCGAAGATAATTCTATTTATATAGGTTCATCACCAACAGCTTCATCTGATACTGCTGCAGATAATGTTGCGATAGGTATGAGTGCTATGGATGCAATTACTACTGGCGATAAAAATATTGGTATAGGTAGAAATGCTGCTGGTGCTTTAACAACAGGTGATAGAAATATATTTATTGGTGACTCTTCTGGAGATGCTGCAACTGAAGCTTCTCAAAATACTGGAATAGGTAATGACGCATTTACAAGTTTAACAGACGGAGATCACAATGTAGGAATAGGAGTTAATGTTTTCGCAGCTTTAACTACAGGACATAGAAACATCTCTATAGGACAAACATCTTCTGATGGATTTGATACTGAAGATGATAACCTTGCAATCGGTACTGGAGCATTAGGTGGCTCAGTAGCTGGCGGAGAATACAATGTTGCTATTGGCAATGGTGCTTTAGCGGCTTTAACAACTGCTGATGGAACAATTGCTATTGGTTTCGAGGCTGGTAATGCTGTCACAACAGATGGCGGTGGTTCAATATTTATTGGTAGAAACGCTGGTCACGATGTTACCGATGGTCATTCTAACATTATGATAGGTGAGTATGCTGGTGATGGTTTTGACAGTGAGACCTATAACATGGGTATTGGTCGTGGTGCCATGGGTGGTTCAATAGCTGGTGGCGAATATAATATTGGTATTGGTGCTAATTCTTTAGATGCTAATACAA